TGTACAATGTATCTGGAGTGCCTGAACTACTTGGCATTACTGCATTGTTTATAAGTCTAAATGTATTTGCCATATACTATCCTAACGCTATTGCAAGTGCCGTTGCTTCGTCAGCAATGACTGTGTTTAACGCAGTGCCATTTACAGTAATCGCATCTGCTTCCAGAGTGCCGTCAAAGTCACCATCAACGGCATCTATGTTACCTTTAAATATTGTTGCTGTTACAGTTCCTGTACTTGGATTATAAGTTAAATCTCCATCACTCTCTAGTCCTATATTACCACCATCTACATCGCCACCTGCCGTAAAAACAACTGCATTTTCTTCATTGGTGCTTTCATTGTCTGTAATTGTTACTGTAGTAGCAACTGCTGCAGTTCCAGAATAACCACTAGAAGTAATCGTTCCTAATGAAGAACCAGCATCTGCAAATGTAATTGTACCACCATCTGCATCTAATGTAATACCACCACTTGAGTCTAATGTTACAGTTGTTCCTGCAAGTTCTGCTGTACCATCTGCCGTAATTTGTATATTACCTGCCGCACCACCACCATCTGTTGTAGCTATATCTAATGTTCCGTTTGTTCCTGCTGTTATAGTGGCTGTGTCACCACTGGAACCTGTCATAGTAATTACTTTGCCATCAATTGCTACATCATCGACAGTCAATGCAGTAAGTGTTCCTAATGATGTGATATTAGTTTGTGCGGCTGTTGTAAGAGTTACATCAGCAACATAAGTTTTTACACGGCTCATGTCAGAACGTCTGTTTGTGCCACCCCCACCATCATCAACTATGATCTCGTCTGCATCTGCAAGATTAGCACCTATATCTGTACCACCATCAATATCCAATGCACTAATCGCAACCTTACCTGCTGTAGATATTGTAGCAAGTTTACTATCTGCAATCGCTGCACTAGATTTTATATCAGCATTAACAATGTTTGTTATTGTGTTGTTATCAGAATCTATACTTTTGTTTGTAACTGTAGCAGTTGACGTTGCTGATAATAATTTAGAACTACCACCAGAACTAGGTAGTGTTAAAGTATTTGATGCACTTTCTGAGTGTGGTGCACCAATAAGTGTTTGTGCATGAGCATTTGAACTTTCACAATAAAATTTTATTTGAGAAACAAAAGAACCATCGTTTTTAAGATCAATTAAGCCACCAGATATAAATAAGTCATCACCTACTGTAAGATCAGCACCAATACTTAAATTACCACTTGCATCTAAGAACACTGCCTTACTAGCAGGATATGTCATAAAGATTGTTCTTGTACCAGATGACCAATTTACAGCATTGTTTGAGTTAGAACTTGCTAGTATAGTCGTTCTTGCTAACGTAGTTCCAGAAGATGTAAATGTACCAATACCAATTTCAAAGTCAGTATTGTCAGTACAAGCGTAGTAAGTTGTATCGCTATTATCAAGATTAGCAGTAAAAGTCTCAAAACCAGTTACAGCACCAGCTAATGTATATGTGCCAGTTCCTGTTGTTGTGGTTGTTTCTTTTACTCTATCATGTATTTCTAAAGCCATTACTTCAACTCAATACTCAAGTTTGTTGCGTTAATTCTAAATATATCATTTTGTGCCAATGTCTTACTTGCATCCAAAGCTCCAACAAACAGTATGTTACCACTTGAACTTGCATCAGCTATAATCACATGAGTTATCGTTACATTGCCACTATCTGACTTTGCTGGAAACTCAATCGCACTTGTGTTCTTGGCAGTCTGTGTATCTGTTGAGTCAGCACCTATTGTTGTCCAACTAGCTGCGGCAACTTGCTGTCTTGCATAAGCACCAAAACTTGCTTCTGTTACTGAACCTGTTTCAGCGGCAGATACGGCTGTTGCTAGTCCTACATAAATACTGTCACCAGGACTTGAGAAACTTAACGAGTTATTCTTGAAGATATAATGTAATAATCTTCTTTCTAAATAGTTGGTTGCTGCATTTGAGGTTGCCATGTTTTATCTCCTATGTCCTTGGTCTTCTAGGTAATCCTTGCCTATAAGCATCAGCATTCTCCCTAGCCTCACCTAAATCTTTTAATCTACTTACTTCTTCCATAAACCTTTTTTCATACAACTGCATCATATCTGGTTCACCTTTCATAAAAATATACGCTTCTGAAAGCGATCCGTAAAGCATTGCGTTTAAGGCATTCTTACTTAACCAGGTAGTTGTTGTATCACTTGATATGGCAGATATAGCAGAACTATGAGCAGTTGTGCCACCAGTTACTGTCTCTCCATTTGTAAAGTTTGTTGTTGGAACCACTATTGTTAACTGATTCGTGCCATCATTCTTAGAACTAATTGTAGCTGTAGCACCACTAGATGCTCCTGTAATTACTTCATTTACAGCAAAACTACTTGCAGCACCTACTGTTAAAACTATCGTACTATCGGCTAAACTGGTTGGTTTGTGATAATAATGTAATTCTACAGAATAGTTACTATTAGGTGTTGGAGACAGTATAAAATTATCTACATCAAATCGTGCATAATACTTAGGAACACCCGTTGTTGATGCGTTTGGATTATATTCTTGTATAAAGTTTACATCCTTTTCCAACAAAAATTCGATATTACTAGAGTTAGTGATAGACAAACTAAATGATGCTAAGTAATCATCTGGAACAGATAAGAACCTATCAGAAGAAGAAGTGGCACTTGTTACATTTTTTCTAAAATATTCAAAGTCTACCATCTTAAACAATCTGTTTTCAGTAGATCTTATAAAGTCTCTTAAATGAGAGACAAAAGTAGTTTCTGTGTTTTCTGTGTAATCTTGTATAGCAGTCTTTAATGTTGTTAATGTATAACTCATCTAACTCTCCAACGTCACGGGTCCAGCAGATGCTACTCCACCACCACCAAAAACATTCCCTAGTGTAGCCGTAGCACTTACACTAATCGTATACCTATTTGTGTCTACCACAGATTGTATTGTAAAGCCAGATGAACCTTGCATTGTAGAACTTGATATACCATCAAAAGGTGCTACATCTCTAAACCTAACTGTGCTTGAAGCAGATCTACCATGTGCGGGTTCTGTAACTGTAACTGTTGTAGGACTGCTTCCGCCCGTACCCGTTTTAAAAGGATCAAAAGGTAAAATAACAGAAACCGAAGGCTCTTCTCTATCTGGCCTTGCATCTTTTATTGCTTCTGCATCTGCGGTCTTTACTCTTAAATCTATTTGAGGATGCTTTGATTCAAACTCATCTTTACCAACAAACAAGCCATTCCATTCTTTCCTCATATCTTTCAATCGATAACGAAAACCAGATCTATCAGATATTCCATATGAGTTCTTGCCTGTTGCAAATCGTCCCATCAGACACTCAAGTATTTAATATCGGGTGTTAATGTAAGAGCCACTCTATCTTCATCCTCTGCTGCCGCTCTTTGAAACTCTTCTTCATAAACAGATTTTAACAATTGTGTTCTTTCTGGAGCACGTTTTATCGATAAATAATAAGAAAGACCTGCTACCATACAAGGAAGGAACCTAAAAGGAACATCTGAAGTGTTCTGTAAGGTATCTGCATCTTGTATTCTTCTAACATAAAAATACTCTAAAGTATCTGTACTATTCTCTGGAGTAGGCCATAAGAAAATCTTTGGTATTGTTTGTCTATCAAAGTAATATTGTGAAGGTCTGCCTTTTTGAGTTTTACTTGGTAGGTTTAAATACTCACCTCTTGATATCTTAGACATGCTAAAGTCTGTACCACTTCGTCTAAGAACAACTTCTAGTATATCCGTATACTCAGCCGTAAAAGTATAGCTAGATGTTCCATCTGTTAAAGCCTGGGTAGCAGAATTAACTGTCCATAAGTTAAGTCCTCTGTTCGCCCATTCAGAAAACATTATGTTAAGAGAACGTCTCGCTGTTCTTGCATCATAACCCGTTCTAACTTCAAGACCGCATCTTTCGTATGCTTCTTCTACGATCTCACCTACGTCTAAATCAAAATCCCTTGAATCCGAAGTTGCCATTTAATCCTCATTATACAAATTATCAAAAATTTTATTTACATCTAATGTATAGTCTAAATCAGATTTTGAATAATGTATATGCTGTGAAGGTAAAAAATCTGGAGCACCTTCACCTGTTTCAAACCATGCTGGATGTGTAACACGTACACGATTATTTGGCAATGCTACAATGTTCCCCGTCCATTTACCCGCATCAATCAAATACATTACATGACTTTGTTTATGCTGTGCTGGATCATCAGCTATCTCACTATCTGTATAATCAACTGTAAACAAATACTTTGCTGGAAATAACTGGCCATCTATCTTAGCTAACCAGGGACAAGGTGTAGCTCTATCCATAACGTAAACAGCATGGGTGCGTGAAGAACAGTCCCAAGGTTGTGCATTATACGTATCCATAGGTTCTGGCCATTCTTCCACGGGAATATCTGCCATCAAAGCTGTTATAGGCATTCTTGCCCACATAGCTCCACCATGAACATTTGGATCATCCG